CTACTGCTGGTGATGCTGCGGGTACTGGTGGTCCTTCTTATGCAAATGTTCCAAAAGGTGCAAAAACTTCAAAACAAGCAAAAGATATGAAATCTAAAGAAATAGAAAAAGATCCAGGTCATGGTGCTTATGATATGGATAGTTTCGGACATGAGGCATATATAGGGGATGATCCAAAACTGAAAGCTGTTCATGCTAGAATGGATAAAATGACAGATGAAAAATCACCCGAGCGGGCTCCTATACACTCGTTAGAAAACATGACACAAAAAGAAGCTGAAGCTATTGACAATACTTTGAAGGCTGAAAGAGATAGGTTGGCCAAAAACGGTAGAATGGAAAAAAATAAATGGGGCGATGATAAACTTGTATTTGATAATGAGGAAGATGAAAATGCTTATTTTGGAGCTAATCAAGCTGTCAACAGATGGTATAATATTACACGACCAACGGATCAGGGTGGAATGTTTGCAAAACCAGTTTCCTTCAAATGGAAACAAGAAGAATCAATAACATCAAAACTCAAAAGAGAATTTAAAGAATCAATGGGTAGAAAAACAACAGTAAAAGAAATCAAAAAATGGTTCAAAACTCTTGAAGAGAATAGATATAAGAAAACTTATAATTCTGATGCTCGTAGAGTTTCTTGGTTGGTAAATAATAGTTTATCAGAAGATTATGATTCAATGCCTGTATCAATGAAAAAGAAATGGCCAAAAGCTGCATATAAAAGAGAAAGATTTTTAGCAAGAGAATTTATGAAACACTTGAAATCAAAACAGATAAGTGAAGGTAAATTAAGAGTTATGGTAAGAGAGATAATTAAAGAGGTAAAGAATGGCAAAAAAAGTTAGAGGTAGTAAACTGAGTGGTCTTGGAGTTAAGGTATACAATAATAATGTAGAGGGTGCATTAAAAAAATTTAAAAGAATAATAAGAGATAGTGAATTGATGTTACAATTAAAGAACAAATCATATTATAAAAAGAAATCAGAATTAAAAAGAGAAAGAATAAATTTAGCAAAATCAAGACAAAGATATAAAGACCAAAAAGAAAATAATTCTTATTAATTTTTATATTTTTTATATTTATATGTACAAAAACTTATAAATACACCGTATTGGGAGGGATATACGGTGTCTAAACATTCCCATTAACTATTATTATAGTTCCTAATAACTATATTCCAAAATGAAATAATATTGAGGAGATAAATCATGGGTGATTTATTAAAAGAAGCCATAGCAGACGCTAAAGCAGTTCGTGAAACAGCTTTACAAAATGCTAAGATGGCGTTAGAAGAAGCATTTACACCTCAACTGAAATCTATGTTAGCTGCTAAACTTCGTGAAGATGACGATGAGTTTGAAGATGAAGAAGGTGGTGAAGAAGATGAATTCGGTGGTGAAGAAGATGAATTCGGTGGTGAAGAAGATGAATTCGGTGGTGAAGAGGAAGTTCCTGAAGAAGAACCTGAAGAAACTTATCATGAAGATGATGTTGATATAAATGTTGGTGGTGATGATGAAGAAGAATTTGGTGACGAAGAAGAATTTGGTGATGAAGAAGAACCTGAAGTTGACGAATCTAAAATTATCGAAATCGATGGTGTTAAATATGCACCTGTAGTTTCCGAAGAAGATGAATTTGAAGAAGATGTTACCGCTGAAGATATTAGTGATCTTGATCTTGAAGCTATAATTCGTGAACTTGAAGATGAACTTTCTGAAGAAGAAAAACCAACTGAGGAAGAAACTGTTGAAGAGTCTGATAAAACTGAAAATGAAGAAGAAGTCAATGAAGATGAAAAGTCTAATGACAAAGAATATGAAATTGATGAAGCTTTATTTGAAAAAGAAGAAGATGAAACAGTTGATGAAGAAGTTGATGAAGATAAGTCTGATGAAATTGACGAAATCAAAGCTGAATTAGGTGAATATAAAGAAGCAGTAACTTTCTTGAAAGACAAACTTCATGAAGTCAACATACTGAATGCTAAACTTCTATTTACAAATAAGTTATTCAAGGAATTTAACTTGGATAATGGTCAGAAATTAAAGGTAGTTGAAACTTTTGACAGAGCACAATCAACAAGAGAGATTAAACTTGTTTATTCTACACTTGCTGAACAGTTCGGTGATAATGGTTCAATTACAAGAAAACATTCAATTAAAGAGTCCGCAAGCTCTAAATCAGGTTCAACTAAACCAAAACGGAAAATTATAACCGAAGAGGAAAATGTTGCTGACCGATTTAGAAAACTTGCTGGAATTTTATAACTTATAATTTTTTAGGAGAATATAAAAATGGGAAATTATATAAATGATGCATTATTAGGTGCATCCCCTCATAAAAAACAGCATGAAGAAGCTAAAGCTCTCGTTAATAAATGGGATAAAACAGGTCTTCTTGATGGTTTAAATGAGGATTTTCAAAAAAGTGGAATGGCTGTCTTACTTGAAAACCAAGCACGACAGTTAATTTCAGAGAATTCAGCGACTAGTGGTCGTGCCGGTGGTGCGTCATTAGCTGCAAATTCTGAAGAGTGGTCTGGTGTTGCTCTTCCATTGGTTCGTAGAATCTTTGGTGAGATTGTAGCTCAGGAATTTGTGTCAGTTCAACCTATGAATCTACCTTCTGGTCTAGTATTTTATCTTGACTTTAAGTTTGGTAATACTAGATTAGGTATGAATCAAGGTGAATCAATACATGGTAAAACTGGTCCTAAAACACCATCTGGTTCAGAAGCACCGTTTGGTGAAACTGGATTTTATGGTGCAGGCAGATATGGTTATACTGTTGGTACTGGTTCACAACAAACAGCAGAATTTACTGCAAGTAGTGCAGCTGTATCAATGAAAGATATTAACTTTGATAATGAACAATCAGCAAGTTCAATTAAAGTTGGTAATGGAGGACTTTATAAAGTTACTTCAACAAATGTATTGGACAATAGAACTCAACTAGATACTCAAGCTATTAGAGGTTGGGTTTGTTCGGCTAGTACAGACGCGAATGAAAACGGATTTGCACATACGATGAAGGGTGAACTAGCACAATACAGATCAATCTCAAATGGTACACTCACTATGATTGTATCATCTTCAAATGGTCTGGCTACTGTATCTGGATCAGCAACTGTTAATCCTATAATCAATAATCTTGCATCAGATAGAGGTGACTTTGAAGATACTGGTGGTAACGCTACTCAGGATTCATTAGCAATACCTGAAATTGATCTTCAATTAAGAAGTGCAGCTATTGTTGCTAAAACTCGTAAGTTGAAAGCAGTATGGACACCTGAATTAGCTCAAGACCTTAACGCTTATCATAGTGTTGATGCTGAAGCTGAATTAACATCAATGTTATCCGATTATATATCAATGGAAATTGATTTAGAAATCCTTGACATGTTGATAAATGATGCAGTGACAGTTGATTATTGGTCAGCTAGACAAGGTAATGACTATGATTCAAATTCACAATCATTTAAGAATACAACATTCACTGGAACTAGATTTGAATGGTGGCAGACACTTGTTGCTAAGGTTCAAAAAGTTTCTAATGAAATACATAAATTGACTCTACGTGGTGGAGCTAATTTTGTTGTGTGTAGTCCTAAAGTATCAACTATACTTGAATCTTTACCTGGATATAATTCAAGTCCTGGTGGTGATGCAAGTGTTCAACAGTTCGCAATGGGTGTATCAAAAATAGGATCTGTAGATAGTAGGTTTACAGTTTATAAGAATCCTTATATGACTGAAAATACTATTTTAGTTGGTTTTAGAGGAAGTAACTTCCTTGAAACCGGTGCTGTTTATGCTCCATATGTACCACTGATTATGACTCCTCTTGTGTACGATCCATCTGATTTTACTCCACGTAAAGGTGTGATGACTCGTTACGCTAAGAAGATGATTAGACCAGAGTTTTATGCTAAGATACATATAGGTGACTTGAACCTTCTGTAAATAATGTGATTGTGTGGAGACTGATTTATTTCAGTCTCCATACTTAACTTAATGTCAAATTAGGAGAAATAAAATGGCAGTGAAAAAAACAATAACATTTGAAGGTTTAACGTATCATCTTGATGAGAAAGATAGAGTCGCCGCAGAAGCTGCTTGGACAGCTCCAATAGGTGATTTTCTCAACAAAGATGGATACATAGCTAGTGGTTCAGGCGCATCCACAGGTGGTAACGCTGGTGCTTCTTCAGGACAATTATTTGTTACTAGTAGTACATGTTTAACCGCCGCTAATGCAGCTGGTGTGGATGATTTTTTAATATTATGTGTTAAAAAATAAAATCTTAAAAATGTTTTAAAAACAACTTAAAGGGATAGTTAATTCTATCCCTTTTTTGTTTCTTCTTAATATTTATATATGATGAATAATATCATTTTAATGGAGAAATTATAGTGTCAAAATTTTCTTATACATATCAAGACCCAACAGTAGCTTCTTTTTCAGCATCATTAGCTTTGAAGATTAATAATACTCCACCCACTGGTAGTGGCCCAACACCATATGGAACATATGATAACGATGCGTCATTTGTAAGTGAAAGTATTAATGTATGTAAGTGGACAGCTCGTAGATTAGGTCATCCTATCATGCAACTGGAATTTAATAGTGGTTCAATTTGGGCGTGTTTCGAAGAAGCAGTATCAGAGTATTCAACTCATATAAATAATTACAATATAAAAAATTGGATGTGGAACTCTTACGGTTCGGATAATAAATTATCTGGGTCTAATTGGGGAAACAATGGTTCATCATCAATGGGAACAGGAAGTATTCAAACACCACACCCAAATATGGGAATATCTGTATTTTTATCAGAACAATATGGTGAAGCTGCTAATGTCGGTGGTGATATTGAAATGTATAGTGGTTCTATAACATTAACAGGAAGTCAACAGGAATATGATTTAGAAAGTGTAGGAAAACTTGAAAAAACAGGTGATAGACTTGAAATACAAAGGGTATTTCAACAAGGACCAGCAGCTATAACACGATTTTATGATCCATTTGCTGGTTCGTTTGAACAAAGACAGATGTTAGATGCATTTGGAATGGGAAATGTTGCACCAGCGGTTTCATTTATATTAAGACCTATATCTTATGATATAGCAAGAGCACAAGCCATAGAAACGAATGATAGAATTAGAAAATCTGCATATTCATTTGAATTGATAAATAATAAAATAAGGATATTTCCTAGACCAAAAGATGCGGATGCTGGTGATAAGGTATGGTTTTCTTATTTTTTAAGAGAAGATTTAAAATCAACAACAAGAAACTTTACACAGAATAAAGTAACTGACCCAAGTAATGTTCCATATAAGTTTATTACGTATGAAGAGATAAATTCAAGTGGAAGACAGTGGATACGAAAATTTACACTATCTTTATCAAAAGAATTACTTGGAATAATCAGAAGTAAATATGCTTCATTACCATTACCAAACGGTGAAGTGACTATGGATGGTGAGTCATTAAAAGCAGAAGGTAGAGAAGAAAAGACATTACTTCTTGATGAAATAAAAGAATTTCTTGAAACAGTTTCATTAACTGAAAAATCAAAGGCAGAAGCGGAGGAAGCTGAAGCAAATCAACAGGTTTTGAATAAAGCTCCTCTTGAAATTTATATAGGATAATATAATGGCGGAAAATAGACCATTTTTTATTACTCAAAAGGAAATCAACTTGATTGATGTTCTCAATGAGGAACTTATAGACGATATTGTTGGTCAGTCGGTAGATATATATAAAATATCGGTTGAAGATACAGAAGAAAATCTTTATGGAGAATCAACAACAAAATATTATGATAAAGGCTTTAGAGTAAATTGTTTGATATTATATAATGAACCAGAAACATTACAAGATGAATTTGGTGCTGATTTAAATACATCAATTGAAATGTATTTTCATAGAACAACATTATCAGAAGCTAATTTCTATCCAGAAATTGGTGATATAGTGGATTGGAATGGACATTACTGGGAAATGAATTCTATAGTTGAACCACAATTAATCGCAGGACATGAAGGATTTAGACATCAAATTAAAGCTAATGCTCATAGAATAAGATTATCAAATTTACAAATTGAAGAGAGACCAAGATAATGGCGGTTAAACAAATATTTGAGAAAAAGATTACAAAGTTTGATATAACGAGTCCAAATTACAAACCTCTGCTTAAAAAAGAAAAGAAAGAAGAGGTAAATGAAAATGTAGTTGAAGAAGATATGTATGGTGAAAAAAAACATACTTATATACCAGAACCAAATGGTAATCTTCAGATGGAACAGATGATGGGTAAAATATTAAATAAACTAGACAATGTTGGAACAGATAGTCAAACAGGTATTAAACCAATAGAGGTAGATATTGAGAGAGAAATATCTATCGCAATGGTTGATCAAAACGCTGTAAAATCACAAGAATTTAAAGGAAAGGTTCATAATAAGAAAAATAAACTTAAAGCATTGAGACATAAAAAAATGTATAATAAACAAAATAGGAATAAAAGATAATGGCTGTAGTACCAATAACAAATAAACAAGTTGTATCAAAGGAAAATATAAATAGAGCAAAACAAGTATCTACAAAAGGTTTAAAATCTAGAGGAGGTAACGATAGAAGTAGTTTGGTGGTAAATGGTGGTAATTTATCTGAAAATTATGCAATAACTCTTAAAGATGTAGATTCTTCTATTTTGTCACACGTTAAAGAAATAATGAGACCTATGGTAAAAGAAGCTAATGAGATGGTTAAAGTTAATGTGATGTATGGTAATGAAGAAAGATGGAAAGCGGTTAGAAAACGTGGTGTGATGAGAGATAAAAATGGCATTATAATATTACCATTGATTATGTTGAAGAGAACATCTGTAGAAAAAAATATGGAATTACCACAAGGTTTTGAACATGATGTTAAAAGAGAACATGTACAAGTTATACGTTCATCTAAATGGTCTGATAAGAATCAATATACAAGATTTACTATTCAATCTAATATTAATCCATTAGTTGAAAATATTGTTACCACAATGCCAAATTTTGTAACTATTAATTATGATTTTATTTTATGGACCAATTATATGGAACAAATGAATTTTTTGGTAGAATCATTTATTGAACAAAATAATAGTTATTGGGGTAATTCGACAGATTATAAGTTTTTATGTAATACAGAATCAATAAGTGATGCATCGGAAATGAATATAGATTCAGAAAGGTTTGTTAAATCAAATTTTTCAATGATAACTAAAGCTTATTTATTACCAGAAGAAACCAATTCAGTTGTTACAAATAAAATAACACAAGTTAAAAAAGTAATAACTCCTAATAAAGTAGTATTTGGTTTTGAGGGAGACGCGACAGATTTCCAGGTGGGAAAGTAGTTTTTGTATATACTTATATATAAATAAAATAATAGGAGGTTACAAATGCCAGAAAAAGAATCAAAAATAGTAGAAAAATATGAAAAAGCTTCAAAGTTCGATAAAGAAGAACTTGAAAAAGTAGAAAAATTTCAAAAGGATTATTTTGAAATACAACAATCGTTTGGTAATATATCTATAATGAGGGTTAGAGCTGAACAACAATTTGAAGCAATGGATAAAGCACAAACTGAAATAGAGCAAAGATTTAAAAAGGTTCAAGAAGAAGAACGAGAGTTTGTTGAAGAAATACAAAAAAAATATGGACCTGGAAGTTTAAATCCACAAACTGGAGAATATTCTTTAAATAAATAGACACAAATACTATAAATATATTTGTTTTCAAAAAATATCATATATTTATATATGATTAAAATTATTATTTTTATATTAGAAATATATATGTTATCCAACCTTTACGAGCAGAAAATATAGGAGAAATTAGATGCCATCAAGTGAAAAAATTATTAGTCCTGGCGTATTTACCAATGAAATAGACCAAACATTTTTACCAGCAGCGATAGGTGAAATCGGTGCTGTTATTATAGGACCAACAGTAAAAGGAACATTTATGAATCCAACTGTGGTCAATTCTTTTAGTGAATTTCAAATAAAATTTGGAGAAAAATTTGAAAGTGGTTCTGCAAATTATACATTTTTAACATCTATAGCGGCCCGACAATATTTAAAACACGGTGCAAAATTGACCGTTGTAAGAATCCCAGAAGGTGCCTATTCCTTTGCATCGGCGAGTGTTTTCCAAAGTGGAGCATTAAATGATGCTGGAACAATATATACAGGTTCTGGAGGAGGTTATCCATTTCCTAATTTAGCACAAAAAGCTAATTTAAATCAGGACAGTGCATCTTTAAGAATTTATACTCTTGGAGAAGGTAGAGTTATGAATAGTAGCGCATCATTAAATTCACATAAATCTAAGGGTTTATTAAATTCTGGATCAATTGATAATTTAAGATGGGAAATAGCTTCATCTAATCCAAAGAAAGGTACATTTACTTTGTTAGTTAGACGAGGGGATGATGTAACTAAACGTAAACAGACACTTGAAACTTGGAGTAATGTTAATCTTGATCCAAATTCACCAAATTATGTTGCAAAAGTGATAGGTGATCAAGTTAATACGTTTAGAGGTGCAGGAACTACAGATGTTTACATACAACCAAGTGGTTCATATCCAAATAAATCTAAATATATTCGTGTTGAAGTGTTAAAACCAACACCTACTTATCTTGATGAAAA